TCCCACGATCCAGCTCTCGATCAATCATCTGCTCGATGAGATGGAACTCCTTGCGTTAGAAAAGCATGCGGTCAAGGACAACGCCGATGTGTCCCGCATCCTCAAAACCGCACGAGGTGAGATTGATGACAACGGTGACTTTGTGGTGGGCAATGCACATGGCGCGGGAGAAGCGAGCGACCCAGTCAGCTTGCAGCGCATCGTGGGCGGAAAACTCGTGGCACTCAAGCCCGACGAATCACTCGATAGCTTTCAGTCGAATCGCCCCAGTCCCACCTTCACCGGCTTCCTCGAACACCTGCGGCGTGATTCAGCACTCGGTATGATTCCGTTCGAATTCGCAGCGGATTCTAGCAAAGTTGGCGGTGCGGGAGTTCGCCTGATTGTCGCCAAGGCAGACCGTCGATTCTCCTTCCGTCAGATGATTCTCGAAAGGCGTTTGATTCGTCCGATCTGGGCCTACGTAATTGGTGACGCGATTGCCAGGGGACTGCTGCCTCCTGTGCCGGGTTGGTGGAAGATCACCACCGTTCCGCCCAAGCGAGTCACCGTTGATGCCGGTCGCGAAGCACAACAGAACCGTGCCGACGTGGAAGCGGGACTCAAGACCATCACCGATCACTACGCCGAACTCGGAGCCGACTTCCGCGAAGAAATCGAGCGACGTGGTGCGGATGCCAAACTCATCATGGAAACCGCTGCCAAGTATGGCGTGCCTCCTGAGATGCTCTGGAGAGCAGCTGCGGGATTCATGCAAGCAAGGTAATCGTTATCACCCCGCGTTGACACCACCGCACGGGCGTGAACCTGGTAATCCAACATCGCGAATGGCTGATTCAACCTGATGCTCTGCACGCCATCTCTGCATCGTATCAGGCGCAGGCAGAACATGCAGGAATTTTCTCCCATCAAAGCCAACAAAATTCACTCCTATCCGTGGAGGATGGAATTGGAGTCGTTGCCATTGAAGGCCCGATTCTTCGCAAAGCTGATCTCTTCGCGAAGATGTTTTATGGAGCAACCAGCTCCGAGGAAATCGCCGATGCTCTTCAAGAAATCTCTGGGCGCGATGACATCAAAGCTGTGCTTCTCAACATCGACTCCCCCGGTGGCACGGTATCTGGAACACCCGAGCTCGCGAATGCCGTTGCCGCACTCGACAAAAAGAAACCAGTCTATGCGTTTTCATCTGGCCTCATGTGCTCAGCCGCCTACTGGGTTGCCAGCCAAGCACGCGCCATCTATGCCACGCCATCCGCTCAGGTTGGATCCATCGGCGTGGTGCAAGCCGTCGTCGATAACAGCGCCGCACTCGATCGCGCAGGCATCAAGGTGGAAGTCTTTTCCGTCGGCAAATACAAGGCGATGGGCGCACCGGGAATGCCACTCACCGAAGACCAACGAGAACTCATTTCCTCCAACCTCGCCGAGATCGCCGGGGAATTCCACACCGCCGTTCTCGCTCGTGGACGCGCCATCCCAGCGGAGGCAATGGAAGGACAAACCTTCAGCGGTCGCCAAGCACAACGCCACAACCTCGCGGGCATGGTGCCGGATCGCAACGAAGCCATGCGGAGGCTCCGCGTCTATCACGCAGCGGTTGACACGAGTTCCCGTGCGATGACTGACACACTCGAAGACCAACTCGCCCAAGCCCGCACCCAGGTGGAAACCATCCAGCGGGATCACCAAGCTCAAACCGAACTTCTCACCGAAGCATCAGCGCATGCCGAACGCCTGACGGGCGAAGTGGAATTGCTGACTGCCGAAATCGATACACTCAAGGCCGAGCGTGATACCGCCAGTGCCGAGGTAACCACGCTGCTCAAACAGGTCACCGACCTTCAGGTATCCCAGGCAGATTTCGACAAGCGTTTGCAAATCGAGGTGGCACGAGTGGTCGCCTCCACTGGCACGACGAAACCAGCGCAAGTGACTCCCGCCGGGGAATCCACGCAATCCGCCGACCTTCACGCGCAATTCACCGCCATCAAAGACCCGACGGAACAGACCGCATTCTGGCGCGGCCTCACCCCTCAACAACAAGCCCTCATTCTCAAACACCAAGCCTAATCGCACGCCATGCCCAATACCCTAACCAACGTCAAAGACATCAAGGTCGCCCAGCGGGCGCTCATGCCTTTCACTGCCAACCTCCTGCCGGTGACCGCATTTTCCACCGACTTCAGTCCCTTGCCAGCGGACAAGCTCGATACCGTGCGCGTGCCCCTCGTCGGTGCGCCATCGACATCAAGTGACTTCGCCGGTGATTATGCTGCCAATGCGGATTCGACCGTCACCGTCGTGCCTGTGACTCTGAACCGTCACAAATACAAAACCGTTCACGTCACTGCCAAGGAGTCTGCGGAGACAGCGATGGGTGTGCTTGAAACTCTCGTCGAAGCCGCTGCCCAGCAACTCGCTCAGGATGTGCTAGTCGATATCTTTGGTTGCATCACCGCTGCCAACTTCGGTGCTCCAGGAATCACGGCACTCGCCGCCACGGCCTTCGACTACAAAAAAGTGCTCAGTCTGCGCGAGGCCTGTGGCAATGCCAAGATGCCGCCCAACCCACGTTCGCTGGTGCTCGATTCTGGCTACTACACCAGCATGCTCGCGGATGACATCGTGGCGAAGAGCTTCAATCTCAACCTCAATGCTCCAGCCGTTACGGAAGGCATGGTCAAACGCATCGCTGGATTCAACCTCCACGAGACGACGCTCATCCCATCGGATCATGCGGAAAAGCTCGTCGGTTTTGCGGCACATTCCAGTGCCGTTGCTGTGGCCATGCGCTACCTGCAACCCGTTGCCGAATACCAAGAGTCCGGTGCCGTCACCGATCCAGCCACCGGTATGACCTTCGGCTACCTGCGCTTCACCGACACCCGCTCGAACAAGATCTTCGTGACGTTGGAGTGCCTCTACGGATTCGCCCCTGCCAAGACCGATGCCCTCAAGCGCATCGTCAAACCGTAAGCGTTTCGGGAATTACTAGATCTGCGCTCACCCTCTCTCGGGAAACTGGGAGGGGGCGATTTGTTTGAAATCCGCGCTACAGGTAAAGCTATTTTTGACCTATTGATTAAATCTCAAACATTCAGATGTGTCGATTTTGTTGTCTCTCGTGCAGGATTTTGTCTTGACGCTTTATTGATTCGTTACTAATCCAGTAACATGAATTTTGCCACAACAGGATGCACATTGCTAATGACGACATGGGCTTGCGCGCAGATCGATTCCGGAGGTGGTAAGGTCGCCGTGGGTAATTTGAGCAATCATGCCTCTCTGGGCAGCATCGTTGCGACGGGATCTTTCACCACGGGTTCCAATACCAACCGCCAAGGTCTGATCGAGGTGTTGTTTTCCGGCGGAAGCCCGAATCAGGACAGCAATGGAAACGGACTGCCGGATTCATGGGAATCGCAACATTTCTCTGGTCAGACGCCCGATCCTCTCGCTGATGCCGATGGCGATGGCACGACGAATCTGATGGAATTCCTTGCAGGCACCAATCCGAATTCAAGGGCATCCGTGTTCCGCCCCGAGGGCACCATGAACGGCAGCGTTTATTCCATGCCCTTGTCCACGGTGAGCGGCCGCACCTACAAGGTCTTTGCTTCGCGCAATCTCGGCAACTGGCACTTGCAACGCACAATCCAGGGCGATGGCAGCGTGCATACATTCCAGTTCGATGAAGCTGCGATTACCAGCGGGCCATTGTTTACTGATCAACCATCCAAAAACTGCTTCTTCCGCGTCGAAGTCATCCTTCCCTAATCACCCACTCTCAAACATCATCCTTATGAAAACACCCATCCTAGCGTTCCTTTGCGCTTTATCTACCGCGTTTCTCGCCAGTGGCCAAGTCCCCAGTCTGATCAACTACCAAGGCCGTCTCACGGATGCCAATGGTGCTGCTGTGACGGGTAGCAAAAACTTCTCCATCAACATCTTCGATGCCGCGACAGGAGGCAATCTGCTTTATAGCGAAACCATCGGCGCGGTCACGCTCGATAGCAATGGCGTCTACAGCTTCCAGTTTGGTTCTGCCGGAACAAGCAATAAGCAAGTGACAGAAACCATCGGCACGACGGATGGCACGACGCTGGTCTACTCGAAAGCGCTGGCAAATTCGTCCGTGGTGAACAATTCAATCACTGTCACTGACGGCACCAACTCGTGGAGCCAATCGGTGGGTAATCCAGGTATGGGAGCGACTGCTACGGCAAACACCATTGTCGGCTTTGTGATTGGAGCGACCATTACCTCAGGAGGCTCTGGCTACACCAGCGCGCCTGAAGTCACCATTTCAGGCAACGGCACCGGAGCGTCCGCCACAGCCACACTAACCGATGGAGTGGTCACAGGAATCAACATCGTCAGCGCTGGAAGCGGATATACCACAGGAGCCACGATCACGATTGCCCCGCCAGTGATTCCCTTCCGCGTCGAGTATGCATCCGGCACCATCACCGCAACCTACGCAAGCGCACCCACTGCAGGAAAAACCATCGCAGCAACCTATCGTTATGGCACAGGCGGCATTGCCGATGCGTTAGGAAATGCCAGCGAACACTGGATGGCCGTCACCGTGGATGGCGTGTCACAAGGGGCAAGGCAGAGAGTGCTGGCGGTGCCGTTTGCCCAAAGGGCGGGACATGCTAAATCGGTTGACGAAACAGGACTTTACGCGTCTACAGATTCAATTTCATCAATGCTAGATGAAATAGCGTTAAATGGAGCCACTAGCTCATTACATCGATTAGTTTCAGTCAAAGATAATCAAAACGCATTAATTCTTAATAGTTTAGGTATTCCATGGGAATCAGGTAAAGGCTTGTTACTCAATCCTCCTAAAATAAGCGTATCAGGATATGCAGGATGGGAAAGCAAGCTTATGGCAACAATATCAAATATAAATTCTAAAGTTTCGAAAGTGAAATACACTGCTTCTACAAGCACTTATTCGGGCCACACAGAAATTGTGATTTTTTACCAAGATGGCACAAACACAGGAATAGGAGGACAGGGGGGGCTTTACTCAAATTCTTATATTGAGATAGTTAATCCTAATCCAGATAAAACTGTTTCTAAAATCGAATATCGGGGTGGAAACAACCAAACGGGAGGAGGTCCAATAGTATTTACAGATGCTACATTTGAATTTGCGGGTAATGATCTATCTTTTTCCGTTTCTATTGCACAGCCATTAATTGGTTCTGAATTTGTGGTTTATCTAGATCAAGGATTGCTCACTTCTAACGCAAATGTGAAAGCTAGTTACACAATCCGGTCAGGTAGCAGCTCGTTTGGACCATATAGTTTTGGTGAAAAAATAACGTTATCAACTCAACAAACAATCGATGGGATTAATGTATTTTTCAATGGAAACTTTGCTGCGGGGTCATCGCCAGTAACTAAAGTATTACTACGAAAAATTAGATAATATTTTTGAAATAATTTGCGTGATGGCGATTTATTTGCAACTATTATCCTGCATGCACCTTCTTGTGTATGACAAATAGAAACACATCAAGTTCATAGCGCTGATTCATCTTGACAAGCCAGCCATGGCATGTCCCTCGAATCCGATATCCTCCATGACCTACATCAACTTCTCCAGGAACATGGAGTGCAGGCACGATGGAACAACATCAACCTGCTCGTGCTGGTCAGTCGCAATCGCAATGAGCAGCAACTCGATATTGGTGGCTTTGTGGATTCACCGGATCTGAGCCTGCGTGTGCCAAAGCTCGCATTTCCTGCCGCTCTACCGAAGCTCGGTGAACGCATGGAAGTCGATGGTGCGGTCTATCGCGTCACACGTGTGAGCAGCCATCCGCGATCTCCATTACTCACCCTCAGCCTATCATCCACTGATGAGTGACGTGCGTATCACAGCCAAACTCGATGGCACGGCGGATGTGGTGCGCTTGCTGAGACGGCATCCAGAAAAAATTGGACGCACGGTGGAGTCACTCGTGAAACAGGAGGCGCGTGGGCTATCGGTGGAGCTCGCCCGTAACACTCGTCCGTTCGGGTTTTCTGACAAAGCTCGCAAGATCGGTGAGGATGCTGTGGCCAGAGACATCGCCGGTGTATTCGCTTTGCCTTCCGATGCCTACGAGGAACTGCGTAAGTCTGACCCGCAAGCAGCCGATCGATATTGGGCCAACATCCAGAATCGACGATTCAAGCGCGCAGAAAACAATCTCCGACAATCGAGTAGCGGATGGAATGACCTTGCCGTGGGACGTCTCGATCCAAACCTGCATCAATGGGGACAACTCGGTGCTGAGAAGCCCAAGCAAGTCGTCACCAGTCCCAAGGCGCGCGAGACATACATCACCAAGATTCAGAAGCGAGTCGGTTTTGCGAAAGGCTCGTGGATCAATGCGGGCAAATCGATTGGTGGGAGGATTCGTGGAGCAGTGCAGTGGGCGACTCGTCACAAGCAAGCTCCGGGCAGTGCCGTCATCAAGACTGGGGACAAGGCCTCGGTTACGCTGGTGAACAAGCTCGACTACATCGATGACGTGACCACCTACAAGACCGTCAGCCTCGCATTGGAAGTTGCTGCGGGACGACTGAGAAAAGCACTCGCCACCTCGCTACGCAAAATCAATGACCGCGCAAATCGTGCACTGGGTCGTCGTGCCGGTTGACGCGCATGCCACGGCCAAGATGCCCAACTTGATCGAAGATCGCTTATCGTCATTGCTGGCTGAGTGGATGACCAGTCACCGTCCACCGGAAATCCCCGAGTCCGTGCCCTTCCATGTCGCTCGCCGTGATGACATCCGCACGCGACCATGCGTAGTTCTCAATCCCACGGAATCCAAGCCCATCCCCGGCATGCCACTCAGCGCTCGCGTGAAGCTGGACGTCCACTTGTTTTCCCAGGTGGATGATACCTCCGCCGAGGATCATGCGCTTTGGGCTGGCAAGTTGGTATTGCTCATGCGCGACAAGGCGAACATGCAACAGGAGCTCGATTCCGAATCGTTTTGCCTTCATGACCTGATCGAGCGCGAGAGTGTGACCACGCCAGACGAATCTCGTGGTCGGGAAACCGTGCTGAGCTACGAGGCCGTGGTCTCTGCCGTGTGATGCAGTTGACATCAAGACCGCAGCAAATGTCTGCGACTTTCATCGGCACTACTGGCAACTGGGGCATCCCGAACGATCAAGCGGGGATTCTTATCACCGACCTCTCCTTCGACTACTCCAACCAGGAAAAACCTGTGCTCAACAAGAGCGGAGAAATCATCGGCCTCTCGCTCTACCAGGAAAAAGTCGAAATCAAACTCTCGGGACTGGTGGCCAAGACCTCGTCGTTTAGTGGCAAGATCGGAGCTGCACTTGCTCTTTCGAATGCCATCCCAGCCCACCTGCAACAGACGGGCGGCATGACGGTTCTCATGCAAGTCAGCCGCAGTCTCAACAACGAGGACTTCGAGAAAATCGACCTCACCGCGACCCACTATCCATTCCTCGCCGCTGTTGGTGGTGCTTGATTCTAACCTCCACGAGATCCCTCTATGAACGCCGTATCCCATCTTTCCTCCACCGCTACCAGCAATACCTGCCTCGCCGCTGCATTGACTGCGGTGGGTATCCCGCTTGCCGAGAAGCCATTCGTCCGTGTTGTTGGCGACGGCATCCGAGGTGAGCGCACAGTCTGGTTCTTCGAGCCTCAAAGCCACTGCGGCAAATTTGATACCAAGGCACTCATCGAGGGATGGCACAATGACGCTTGGCATCTCGCCAACCCAGAGCATCCATTCGCCTACATCAAGTGCGCACTTCTCAATCGCGCGCGCCTGGTGGACAAGGTGAAACAGGACGTGCCACTCGCCTGCGTGAAACGCCGGGGCAAGATTGCCTTCATCCCACTCGATGCCTCACCCTCTGTGGAAGATTTTTACCTACGCCACCTCTAAAACCATGAACGATTCCGACCGCCAAAAACTACTCTCTTCAGCCTTTCATGATGTCGAAACCATCGTCGGTGGCCACGCCATGCGCCCGCTATCGCTGGCCAGTTACGATGTGCTGCTCAGAACTGGCAACCCACTGATGAAAGGCGAAACGCCCACGGACGGCACACCGGAATTCACATCGGCGATCATGGGATTTGTGTTCACCCACTGCGCCCCGTGGCCAGAAGTAGTGCGGGCATCGTTCCACGATCAAGGATTCCGTGAAGCCGCGCTGATCTTCTGCGGTGGACTCACCCCTGCGGATTTCCAAATCGCCTTCAAACGACTCGAAGAGCAAAGCCGTGAAATGGAAGCGGCTCAGGTCGAAATCATGGGAGACCTCGGCGGAAAAAAGCCCCACCCTGCGACGAACCCGGCTTCCTAGCTGCGCAGGTATTTGCCGTCGCCGCTGAGACTGGTTGGACCGAGAATAGGATCATGTTCATGCCGCTGGCGAAACTCGTTCAGTATCAGCACTGTTTGTTGCGAAGGAATGGGGTGAGGACAAATTGGCCAGAAGATCAAGGAGGCGGATATTCTCTCCGGGATCAACTTGAGGCGTTGCGAGCAAGTTGGATGAACAGAGATTGACTGCCGCCCAAATACACTCGATCAATTGTGATGCTTAATCTCAACAATCGTCCGTGCGTATATCAGCTAGCAAATTCTCCCGCCTCGCTACCCAGCAAAGCGCTCTGATATACGAACGGTTTTTTGAGAATTTCCTTGTCGTAGCAAAGAAAGTATGATTTTTTACTAACTGAAATACCCACCTGATATAACGGTTGAATGGGATACGACCAAATACTGTTCGCCAAATACACATGCGCTTCTTTAAAAAAAGATACATCGTAGTAGCTGCTGTTTTTGCGGTAGTCGGGGTTTTGATTTTCGGGCCACCGCTACGTAAGTCTATTGACGTTCACTTCAGAGTCGTTGATGCGAATGCTAACCCAATTCAAGGCGCTGAATTGCATTCCCATGAGCGTCACAGGCACAGACTGATACCGATTCCTTTTTTCGGTCCCACCTGGTCGTCCGAGACGGGACCAAAGATTACTGTTACAGGCGTTGATGGTCGCGCAACGGTCAGCTACAAGAGAGACTTTCTTGAGCTGGATCGTATTGTAATCAATGGTGTTCAAGTTTCATCGTTTGCCACAGAGTTGGCTTTGCAGGGTGGAGGATCGCATGTTACCATCAATGGGATATCCGAGCGCTATGGCATTCAGGCCAACTCGCCTAAGCCATACGAACAGAATTACGTCATACGTGTCAGATGAACAACCACTGCAATGGATCAACAATACGCGGCGAACACGTCGTGGGTGGCAACGGCGGATAAGCTTCCTCTTTCGCTTCGCTCTGTCAGCCCTGCGCCGCCGTGCCACCACATCAAACGTTGCAAAAAATGAGATTCATCGCGATCATCGCTTCTGGCGCTCTTTTGCTCTGCACCATGGGTTATGCTGGATACGCTCTATTCGTTTCGATGCGGCAAGATGCAGTCGGACCGAGTTACGGATACTTAGTGGACGACTGGCCTGACGGTGATCATTCGGACAAAGATCATTGGCGCGGGGGAATGTTTTTAGGTTTCAAGGCAGATAAGATCCGATGGTTGGCTAAGCCCAGAGGAGAGGGTGTGGATGGCGACAGCAAGAAGTTCTTCGTTCGATTGCCAATGACCGACCAAGCCTTTGACAAGTTGATCCTACGGCTGCAATCATCAGATGAGTTTGCATATCGAGCGTTGGACTCATCTAGTAGCTCAGGCCTGTTTTTAATAGCAGATTGGTTTCCTCGTCCAGATGATGCGGAATTTGTGTGCAGTGCCCGAGACGAGAGTAGTTGGCCTGTTCTGGTGGTTCGCGGCCGTGATGGCTTCACCTACCTTCATCTAAACTAAGAAGGCGAATCGGGTAGCCGGGAGGTTCTAACTCCCGCCTCCCCCCACCGGCCGTATGGATCCGTAGCACGGCGGTTCCAATTCGTTACCTGTCACCCTTCGGATCTTTTCGGTCCTGCAGGGTAACGAATGGAAGACTGCTACTTCTGAAAGCTACACACTTTACGTTGACTCCACCCCCGGCGCATGAGCGCACTCACCGTCACCCTCGGAGCCGACATCACTGCCTTGCGTCGATCGATGGCGGGAGCCACGGCTATGGTCGCTGCCTCTGCCAAGAAGATGGCAAGCCTCACTGCCGCTGGTTTGAAAGTCGGGCTCGGAGCGGCTCTCGCTGGTGGCGGCGTAGCACTTGCCGCTGGAATGAAGGCGGTCACTTCCGCTGCCGACTTCGAACAAACCAAAGTAGCCTTCACCACCCTCATTGGTGATGCTTCCAAAGCCGAGAAAACCCTCGCGCAATTGCGTGAACTTGGAGCAAAGACCCCATTCGAGTTTCCTGAACTCGCCGATGCCGGTCGTAAGTTGATCGCCTTTGGAGAAGGTTCTGACACGGTGGCCGCAACCCTCGCTCGCATTGGTGATGTATCGGCGGGCGTGCAGGCACCGGTCAACGAGATCGCGGAACTCTATGGCAAAGCACGGGTCCAGGGGCGGCTCTTTGCCGAGGACATCAACCAGCTCACGGGACGAGGCATTCCGATCATCGGCGAACTCGCGAAGCAGTTCGGAGTGTCGGACTCTGAGGTGAAGAAGCTCGTGGAGTCCGGAAAGGTCGGCTTCCCCAATATCGAGCGGGCTTTCATCAATATGACATCACAGGGTGGTAAGTTCTCGGGCATGATGGAAGCGCAGAGCAAGACCACCAACGGCTTGTTCTCCACTCTCAAGGACACCATCAACGAGGTCTTCCTCACTCTTGGAACGCCGATCAACGATGCCATTCGTCCCCTTGTGGAACAGGCCATCGCACTCGCGCAGAAACTCGCTCCGCTTGCGGCGCAGGCAGGAACCAAAATCCGCGACGCCGTGCAGTATGTGATCGATATCTTCAAAAGCGGGCAATTCCTCAATCTCGTCGGCTCAGGACTACAACTCGGATTTGCCCAAGGCGTGAACTTCCTCTGGGCCACCCTGCGTGCCACCATCGCCGCTGCGGGGCAATACATCGTCGAGATCTTCAAGACGGCCATCACCTACTTCCAGGTGCTCACTACGGCCGACTTCTGGAAAGGCATGGGCAATGCTCTCATTGGCATCTTTCTCAGTGCCGTCGGGTTCTTCCAACGTGGCCTCGTCGAAGCTCTGGAAATAGCAAGACCTCTCGCGGAACTCTTTGGCAAAGGAGAAACGATCAACTCCGCCCAGGGAGCTCTCAGGGAATCTGCCGACGTCCTCGATGCCGAAGCCGCTGCCCGCTACAGCGATGCCGGTGACCAACTCGGGCCACTCGCGGCTAAGGTGGCAGAGCGGCTCAAAGAAGCAGGAGAAAACATCGCTGGACGCTTCGGTGAAACCTTTCGCAACACCGCTGAGGTGATTGATACCAGCGCCATGCGTGAGCGCATGAATGAGGTGATGGGAACCATCCGCGATGCTCTGCCAAAGCCCGAGGAAATCAAACAAGTCGCCCGTGCCACCACACCGGGAAAATCTGACATCTCCAATCCGCTGGCTCAAGCAAGCACCACGACCATGGATCCCATCGTCACCTCACTAGGGAAAGTCGGCGGCGGTGGCTATTCGTCTGGGACGCTCGATGCGCAGCGAGAAAACAACCGACTGACCAGCGAGACGAATCGGATTCTTCGTGCCATGAGCGAGCGTATCAAGCCGGGTGGTGCCGCATCCGTGACTGCCTTTGGTTGACGCCGTGCCCCGGCGTATATGCCGACACACGTTTCCATTCAACCCGGACGTCTCTACCCGCAGCCAGGCTACAGCGTTCAGGTCGATAAAGAGGGCAAGTGGACCGCCACGCAAGTTTTCCTCTGCCATCGGAATTCTGCCGTGCAGCTGATGCCACGCCCCAACACCATTCACCCAGAAATCGGATTCATCTCCGTCGCTCAATCCACCGTGAACGTCACCGAGGGTGACCTTGCAGAAATCACCTGCCACTATGCGGGAGCTGAGCCCAAGGAGAATGAGAAAGAGAATGCCGTCTACACCATGGGACTCTCGCTCTCCGAGGAACCATTGCTCAGTCACAAACGCTACAAGGATCTTGCAACCAAGGAACTGGAGGCGCTCCAGTTGATCCAGTCTGGCAAGGACA